CGTCCTGCTCGTATATCTTCTCCGGGTTTTATTGCACGCGAACATGGCGCACAACCCACAGACGGATACCCATTTCTGTTTAGTTTATTGACTGGGATGTTATGTTCTCTGATATAGTGCCAAAGATCATTTGTTGTCCACCCTACCAATGGGTTGACCTTGACTGGATTTCCTAATTCAATCATATTTGCATGTTCTCGCGTTCCGCCATGCTCTGGTCTTAGCCCAGAGATGTAGGCAGCAATTTTATTATCACCAAAATACTGATTCAGAACATCCACCTTGCGGACACTACAACACTGCTGCCTATTCTCTACAGACTCATAGAATAGATTGGTTCCCTTTTCGGTCACCATCTTCTCCACGGCTGCTCTGTCAGGAAACAATATAGTAATCTCCTTATTATACTTGTCACGCACACGATCAATTATATCATATGTCTCTTGGGGTAATCTTCCGGTATCAATAGTCACAACAGGAATCTCTTTACGAGTCTGTTTAACTACCATATGAAACAATACCATTGATTCAGGTGAGCCAAATGAGTTGACAAGCACAATACGCGGAAAGAACTTTTCAATCATCCAGTGTACTGTCTTTTCTGTACTATAATTTAATGCCATTTTACACTTTATTATAATTTTCTGATATTCACATTCCTATTCACAGCAGTTTCCAATACACCCATCTTCACATTTAAAACCCACGCATAATGAAGCAACGCCATAGTGTCCTTGGGAAAACAGTTTCCGCCGAATCCATATTTGCCATCAGGACCGGGCACTTTCAGATGTGATGATCCCATTCTTGGATCAGCATCCAGTATTTCAACAAATTCATCCCATGTTGTCTCGGCACCCGATGCCTTGTGAATCTCATATAGTTCATTCATGAAAGTGACTTTTGTTGCATAGAATGAATTCAAACCATACTTGATCAAACTAGCAGTGACAAAATCCGTTTTGAATACAGGGGCAGGCTCACATTGACTATACTTCTCATAGACCGATTCCAAATAACAACAGTCATCCCAATCACCACCAATCACATGAAAGGATGGATTCTTAAACTCATGCTCGGCATTCTGTTCTGTGAGAAATTCAGGATTGTACACGATGCGAAGATCAGCAAAGTGGTCTACCATTTCCTTGAGGTGATCAGGTGTAATCGTGCTTTTAATTACTACCAATCCATCAAAGGTATGTTTACGCAGATCATGTAATACATCTTTAACATATGTCGTATCAACATCACGCAGCTTATCATAGCTCGGAGTGGGTACACACACAAATGCAACATCCACCTGTTGGAAACATAACTCACCTATTGAATGCGATTCTTTACCTAGCTTGGGATCAACTGCCCATTGATGAACATTCTTATTTTCAAAACCACGGGAAACAGCAGTACCAACAAACCCCCTACCAATAATACCGAGATTTAGCTCATTCATTAGTCGGACTTGCTCCCCGGTACGATAGGCGACTTCTTGATTGTATCAACAACCTTGCTGCTCGTCTTCTTCACCTTCCACCATAGCTCGCGCCATAGGGATCTTTCCTTCTTGACAAAATGCCCTTTCTCATTTCGCTTTCTTTTTGTTTCCCACCATCGTAATGACATACCATATCTCCTTATAAAATGCCCGTCGCGGTTTCAATTGACACAATCTCTACCCACGGGCTCTTGAACAATAAAAACAAACTTCTTTATTAATGTGAGGCTTATTTTTTATAGACTGTGTTTGTCCGTCCAAGCTATAATATATATATTAGACCATTTTACTGAAGCCACGAACCTTCTCAAACTTGATCGTCTCATTGAACTTGTCAATCAGATCCACCTTGTGAGAAATAACAAATACGTTCGTGTTATCTCTTTGTGTATCTCGCACCTCTCCATTGAAATGTTCAGCCTGCTTGAATAGCAGTTTTGCCATGACCTCATCTGCACCGATGGCATCCAATGAACCATCAAACACCTCATCCAGAATCAGCAGATTGGTACTGACACTATTCTTCAACTCGGCAATCTTTCGCCATGTGAATAGCAGTGCCAGATCAATGCGTGCCTTCTCACCTTCACTAAACGAAGCATAGGTGAACTCATCCAGATGTCGTGACTTGATGGTTTCATTAAAAGTCTCATCCAATTCAAACTTAACATAGAAGTCAAGATCCTGTAGATGCTCATTGATCTGTGCATTGATGACAGGTAGATAGTTCTCAATGATCTTGGCTTTGATGCCCGAATCCTTGAGCATGGTATACGCAATATCATGAGACTTCTTCTGTTGGGATAGCGCATACTTCTCTATATCAAGATCGGCAATCGCATCTTCAAGATCCTTCAATACCTTCTCGCGATCATCACTCGGTGAGTCGTTCTTCTTACGAAGCTCGGCAATTTCATCATGTAATGATTTAATGCGATCAGACTCTGAACGAACTCTATTTTCCTTTGCTGTTGCGTTTTGTTGAAGTGTCTGTAACACATCACCCAACTTATCAAACGATTCAAGCTGAGTATTCAGACTCTCAAGTGTACCACTCAATTGTTCAATACCAGTTTCAACGTCTTGTAGAGTTGATACCTTCTTGCCAACCATGTCATTACGAAACGTCTCATCAATGTCCTGCATACATGTTGGGCATGACTCGTTGTCAACATAGAACTTGCGTTCCTTATCCACGACACCCTTCTTCTTATTCAGGTCACGAAAGATTTCTTCGGCCTGCTTCTTCTTCTTCTCCAAGGGTGGGCGGTTGGTGTTGATTTCATTCTTGACTCTAGATATATTGATCTTGTCCTCAACTAACGTCCGCACATCATTATCCACATCCACCTGCATCTCGCTGATCTTGGATTGCTTGCGTTCAATTTCCTCTTCACGTTCCTTAATGGATGTCTCAATGTTAGATTGTTGTAGACTCTTCTTCTCCCCATTCAAGCGAAGCATAGATTCGTTTTCTCGCACAAGTTCCTTGAGTTTGGATAGACGATCTTTTAGCACCACATTCATCTCAGAGAAAATCTCAATATCCAACACATCCTCTACAACCTTACGCCTATCCGCAGGGGACATGTTCATGAATGAATCGTATCGCGCACCCAGAATAACAACAGAGCAAAACGACTTGTAGTTCATCTTGAGTACATTACTCTCTAGGTTATTTTGGAAATCCTTGACCGACGCATTCTTGTCCAGTTCAATACCGTCCACAGTAATATCAAAGACGGCAGGCTTCAACCCACGACGAATGACATACTCCTTCTTGCCGATAGAAAACTCAAGCTCTACCATGCAATCCTTTTGATTGACGGAGTTCACCAGCGATGGCTTATTGATATTGCGATATGCTTTACCAAACAACGAAAAGGTAAGAGCATCCAATAGGGTACTCTTACCCGATCCATTCTTACCAATGATGAGTGTATTATTTCTTGAGTTCAGGTCATATTCAGTAAAGGTATTTCCAGTGGAAAGGAAATTCTTATAACGTAATTTTTTAAATACAATCAATGATCTTCCCCTTACGAAGAGGCAATTGCCTCGTCAAACAAATCACGCATGAGCGCCTTGACTTCATCTTTATTATCATACTTGGTTTGCTCAATATAATCATTGAGCAGTTCAACCGTACCCTTGCTTTCAATATGTTCCACTTCTACATCTGACGTATCAGACGCATCGGTGTTATCAATGATCTGCATATGCCACGGCCCAGCAGCTTCCATCTCTTCAATAAACTTGCTGAACATATACTGGTCATCAATTTGATTGATGATAATCTTGACTGCCTTGTTTGTGTAGTCAGTCGGATTCACATCGCTCGTTCCATTGTAGAAGATACGGAAGAACATCTTGTGTGGATTGGGAATGAACTCCAGTTCCATCGTGTCTGTATCCAGCACATGAAAACCACGCTCTTCATCACAATCAATCCATGTCTGCTCAAAGGGCGAACCCAGATACCAGATGTTATCCATATGTGACTTCTTATGGAAGTGACCACTCAGTGTCATATCAAACTTACGAAACACTTTGCGATCCATACCTTCGGTGTTCGTTAGTCCGCGTGCCATTTCAAATCCCTCAAGATTCAAATGACCCATGCACACCTTGGCAGTAGACTTCTCAATCTTATCTAGTGTCTGTTGCAGGTTGTCTGAATTGATCCAAGGCACAAATAGGATCGGATGTTCCACACCCGGATACCAAATCTCTTCGGCTTCCGAGTACCACTGGAATGCTCCATCATACCATTGCGATGGTGTCTCAAACAAACAAGCCATTGAGTTGATGTCGTTGGTATTCTTGTAGAATGTGTCGTGATTACCAATAATTACCTTCAAATCGAACTCATTGGACAGTGTATTGACCAGAGTCCTGAACCCATTTAGTGTTTTGTAATTTATCCACTTTCGGCGGTCGGTGATGTCTCCTAAGTGTATGATATTCTTGATGTTATGTTCTCTCAAATATGGCACAAATAGCTCATACCAGAATTTATACTGATATTGAGCAAAAGTGTCACTATCCCCCCTAACACCCGCATGGGTGTCTGTTACAAGTGCAATTTTCATAGTTTTTCTTCCTCACTCAAATTAGATGCAAATTGTAGTATGTTATTGCTACTGGTTGTCTTCTTCTTTGTGGTCTTTCTTTGCTTGTTCTTGATTTCTTTCTTTTTCTGCATCGACTCTTCATAGCTTTCGATAAACTCGCTCATGTTATCATAGAGCTTGGTGATGCCGATGCTTGATACTGCTGCCTGATCGTCTTCAGCCATGTTATCAAGGTGACTATTCTCCAGCGACTTGTATCGTACATACAGTTGCTTCTTCTCCTTTTGTATCCTTCGCAAAAATGCATAGTAAATGATCTGCGTGAAGTAGGCAAATGGATTCTTGGACTTGGCAGGGTCAAAGTTATGTACATACTGAATACAGTTCTCTACACCATCAGCAATCATATCCTCACGAAATGCATAGTTGATGAAATTTGACTTGAACGATAGATGACTCGCGATCTTGACAAATATCTCACCAATGGCATCTGGGATTCGTGGGTCACTCTCTCCATTATCTCTGGCTGCTGTTGTCGCATCCTTGAATTCAATCATGTGCTGAAGGAATTCCTTGTTGTCTACATAATGTTCCGGGTTCTTTCTTTGCATTTTCTATCCTTTCAATTCTACATTATATGTTTTCACTTTAAACTTCTCTGACTTGTATATCGTAAACCGTTCTTGGTAATGTTTTAGTGAGAAGTTTCTGGTCTTCCTCCCATTGGTCAAATCATCCACGATATCATACAACACCGCTTCTTCATCATCCACTCGTCGCAATGCACGACCAATACTTTGCAACGTCCTCACTCTGGACTTTCCTGGGTGAGTAAAGACTACGTTATGCAATCGCTTGATGTTGATACCTTGTGAGTATACACCAGACGAAGCAATAATAATAGCATTATCTTCTTGTTCTACCCTTGCGCGAACCTGCTCCCGAACGTCTAGCTCGGTGCCACCATACACAAAGAAGCATGGTCGGTCAGCATCGCGGGCATCATTAACCATTTGAAACAACGGAACGCCGTGCTTCTCAACATAATTGAATAGCACTAGCGTATTACCTTTCAAGCTCAATACCAGATTTTTGATAAACTTGTTGCGTGACTCACTGGAAACCAGATAGTCAATCTCTTCCTGATACTTGAGGTCAGCCGGAACCTTTTGCTGATGCTTGAGGATAATGGACTTCACCATAAAATCAGCAAGCACCTTCTCTTCAATCAAATTGGCAGTGGCAGTTACCTTACGAACCTCGCCTAACAATCCTTCAATCACCAGCTTGTTCGTTAGCGTACCATCCAGCGTACCCGTCGTACCAAAGCGATAGGGTGTGTTGGTCATCTTGGTCATGATGTTGGTGATGGACTTGGCTTTGACACCATGACACTCATCCACTACCACTGTACCAAACTGTTCAAAATAGCTCTTCGGCATCTTGTACAGGGATTGCCATGTAGAGATCACGATAGGTTTATCGGTCTGCTTGTCACGCCCTGACATAATTTGGTGTATAGGCGAGCCTTGCAACCCATAGCTCTTGAAGTCTTTTTTCATCTGTGCCACCAAAGAGGTCGATGGTACAATGATCAAATGCTTACGATCATGCTTAGTTAAATATAATTTAATTAACATATAGATAATGAGACTTTTGCCTGAGCCGGTGGGTGACAATAGCAACATGCGCCTCTTGCGAACCGCAGCAACAAATGCCTCCATCTGGTATTCGCGTGGCTTGAACGGTAGCCCCAAAGTCTCAACAAACTCGTTGGCTTCATTCAAAGAGAAGTTTTCATCGGCTTGTTCTTCGGATGTTAAAATATATCCCCTCTCACGACAAAATGTCCTGATGTGAGGTAGCAGTCCTACATAGATAGTTCCGTCCTTATGGTTCAAAAGACGGATTTTCCCATCCCAGTTACCCATTTTGTATTGGGGGTGAAATTTGGCAGACGGAACGTCAAACGTAAAATAGTCTGACATTTCACGGATGATATAGGGTTCACCACTGACCCATAGATATACGTCATCCTTTTTGGCAACTGCCACCGTATCCATCAATTGGCACCACCCAAGAATTTGCGCCATTCAATGGCATTCTTGATTTGTTGGGATCGCCACTTGATCGTGTCAAGAATAGACACAAGTAGCTGAACCTTCTCGTTCTGCTCGGAAATCTGAATCAGGTGACGTACAATATCCTTGTCGCCTTCCACATACTTTGGAACGTCTGACTTGAGAATCCGCATATCCAATGGTTCCCATCCTCGCTCTTCAAGATCCTCTTCGCACATCTTTCCACCATAATACTCGATCTTGTCTCGCTTGAGAATATTGTGTGTTTCCTTCATTTTATTCAGGTGCCGCCGCTCATCAATCAACAGCCGAACATACTTAGAATGCAAGACAGGGATTTTTAGGCTTTCTTCATCCAACTCCAAGGTGTCAATTTTGCTGTCCTCACTCCACATCGTGTAAATATCTTCAATAAGTGTAAGTTCAATAAGATTCATCATATTTAAAAAGATCCCTATGTTTAACTAACATGTCTACAGATACATTTCTGGACGTATGTATAAGTATAGCACCTGAAACTCATTTGTCAAGGGGTAAATCACACTTTCTCATAGGTATAGGTAAGATACCTAAAAGTTGCCGTTGCCTTGATCCCTTCGATGTCTCCAGATGCAGAATCAAAACTAACCTCAGACACGCTTGTGGGGAATAGGTCTTTAAACTGTATGATGTAATTAGAATTCATATTTGAGTTCAATATAGTTAATGTGGCATCGGAATATATTTGTTTTTCTTTTTGTGTCTTATACTCAGAATATTCATTAGGGAAGCCAATTCCAATTAACCAATCATACATCTCTCTCCAGTTATTCAAATTCTCATCAACAAGAAATGTGACATTCAACGGCTCCCATGTCAGATCGTTGCCGGGAACTTGTGTTGGCATGAATGGAGTTGGTTGCGCCACTTCACCCAACGAAATGCCGGGAAGGTTAACTGATGTAAGAAACCAGTTGGTCTGAGGAAGATATTCAATATTGAATCGAAATCCTACGGGAGATAGTAAATTGATGTTGTCTGGTTGACTAGGGAATGTTTTTGCCATGATGATCCTCCTGTGTATATTTAGGTAAAGGCCGAAATGAATCAGGGAGCATCCCGAAGGACACTCCCTGATTTCAGTGAACTACTTTAGCTTATACTAGCCAGCGAGGTTAGTAATCGCGAAGCCTCTGTAGTATCGGTTGTTGTTACCGACTGCGATGTCGCCAGTTCCGGTATCGGTAGCGAATGGATTCAGACCAACACCGTAGCGAGTCTTGAAGCCAATCTTTGGCTGGAAGTTATCCTCACCAATCGCTCGCACCATCTGGAGCGGAACGTATGGGCAGTAGAACATACCAGCATCGTATGGGCT